CATATGTTGATCCATAAAGCTATTACCCGTTACGGTTATTCCCCCGCCACCCGTTACGGCGGCTCCTACTTCGCGGATCGGATTTGTAACATTCGCCGCGTCGCTTAATACTTGAGCCATTCCCGTAGTGGTATTTTTAAGCGCTGTTTGTCTCATATTGAGCCCTTTTATAAACATATCCATAAAATTGGGCGCCCATTTATTAGCCGTTTTTCCGGGTCCTTCCTTAGTCGGAGAACTAAAGCCCAATAAATTTTTAAGCTCTTTGGCCGCACTATAAACCATATTTTTTAATTCTTTGATTCTTGATTTTATGCCCTTTGTAAAACTAGATAGAAAATTGACGCCCCAATTATACGCGGACTTCGCAAGACCAGAAATTTTATCCTTGATATATGTTACTAGACTAGCAAAAACCGTCTTTATATTCCCGCCCCTAGTTTTAAATGTGTTCAATATCCCATTCATAGCTGTTAATACAACGGTCTTTGAGGCGTTAAGCGCCCCAAATATAACGCTTTTTATTAGATTAAATGATATCTTAATAACACCAACAACTATATTTAACCCGTTTTTGAATATCATTTTAACGACATTAAACCACGCTTTCATTATACTTTTTATGATATTTCCTATTGAGGAAAAAATCATTTTTACCCCGGTCCATGCTTTGCGCCAATCGCCTTGGAGTACTCCGGAAAATACCGTTATTACTCCCTTGATGAATGAAACAAAATTAGTAAACGCGGTTACAACATAACCCAAAACGCCACCAACAATAGGACCTAAAAAATTAAATATTGAGGTCCACATTTTATACATTCCGGTTAATCCGTTTATAATTCCAACAAACACACCCAGTATGATTGGGAGCCAAACTTTTAAATAATTTAATATGTTGGGCAGGATCTGATTTATTATAATATCCGCATACGTTGCCCAAAAATCCGCTAAGGCCTTAAACATATTTTTAACCGCGTCAAAGATTGGAGTCAGCGCAGTTTTCATCCCTCCGGAATTTGTAATAAATTCGCCCAATTGTTTTTTAATATCGTTAAAGGCCTTCATAAAAACGGGTCCAAAAACGCTGCCAATAAAACCGGCGATTTGTTTAAATACTTCGATAGCCGCAGGCAGATTGCTTCCCACCCATGCCGTAAATTCCTTTATCAATGGCATAATTAACTTTCCAAGCGGGATCAAAATATTAAGCTCCAACATTCTCCCGAAGGTATTCAAAGCCTCGGTGATACCGAAAAACGTCGATTTGTCGAGCTCTCCCATAGTATCCTTTGTTTTATTAAACCCATCGGTAATATTTCCCAAAGAGACAATACCCTCAACGCCTAAATCCTCGATCATTGTGCCAAATAGCCCAACACCAGCGGCGTTTTGTTTAACCGGGTCTTTCATAGCTCCGAGGGCGTCAATGACTTGATAAAATGCGTTATTCGCTTCCTTACCGCCTTTGGCGAATGCCTTAGTCATCTTTCCAGCATCCAATCCTAACATTTCGAACGCTTCGGCCGATGCCTTTGATCCGTCCTTACTTCGAATCGTAAATTCCTTTATCGAATCCCCAATTTTATCTATGGACCACGCACCTGATTCGGCGCCGGCCATTAAAGTATCAAACATTTGATCGGAATCCATCCCAATAGCTTTAAATTGAACCGAATACTCGTTGATGGTATCTAATAGATCATCGTTTTTATTAAGGCCCTTTTGAGCCCCTTGCGCGATCAGGTTAAATGCTTCCTTTGAAGAAATACCGAAGTTTTGCATTAATTGATTTGCGGCTCTTGTTGAATCTCCGACTTCAAATTCGAAAACATCGCGTAAAATTAATGCATCTTTAGTCATATCTTCCAAAGCTTTCCCGCTTAGATTAGTTTGCCTTTTAATCTCGGCCATAGATTCCCCGATATCGGCAAAACTTTCCCCCCAATTTTGGGAGTATATAGATTTTATACTATCCTCAAACCCCTTAAATTCTTCTTTAGACGCCCCGGTTTGTTGCCCCATTCTAGACACCGCGCGCTCTAAATCTTCGGTCGATTTTACGGCCTTCCCTGCAATAATTCCGGCCAAAGCTAATAACGCCGCTCCGGCCGCAGCGGCAAAACCCGCAATTGTAGCGCCTAAGCCGCTAAACATGCCGCCCATTTCCTCTAAACTATCAATGGCATCGTCGGCGTCTCCGTCAATTATGATTTTAAATTCTTCATCATTCAATTACCGTGCCCCCCAATCCTATTGTAACTGCTCTTAAAACATTCGCCATATCTTCGGCGCTTTGCAGCGTTTTGTCCTTTGTTTGGAAGAAATCACTCGATTTGTATTTCTTTTTGCCAAAAACGGTGGCGATTGTTGCGCACACCATACCAAAACGGTGGTTATCTAAAAAGTTTTTATCCTTTTCTACTTGCACCCTCGTCTCGTAAAAAATTATAAAAGCCGCGGGCGTAAACCTCATAAATTCCTCATAGGTTAACCACCGCGCGGCCAATTTGTAGGACTCCTTTATTTCCTCGGTCCATGATTTTTTTTTTCGTAACTTCCGCCCCCGCCCGGTGGCGCTACTTTGTTTGTGTCTTCCAACATTAATCCTGATTGTTTCATGGCTTCCATCAATTGCTTTAAAAGCGGGGCCGCCGTTTTATTTACTTTTATATATTTTTGTATCAGATCCCCGGTTTCCGTTAAAGATATTTCCGGATGGTATTTACTAAGCCCCGCTTTTAAAAAGGCTCTCACCGCGCCTAAGCCTAATCGCGAGTCATTTAAAGCCAAAACATAAACCGAAAACCCCACTATTTCCTCTATTTCACACATAGAATTATAATCATACTCAACTCTATACGTATCTGCGCCCATTTTTATCAACATAATTTAACTCCCTTATACTTTACTAAATGTCGGTTTGCCATCGATTTTAATAGACGCTGAAAAGTCTATTAAATCATCATGCGGCCCATTAACAACAAAACTTGTAAAAAATCCATTACATTCAAACTTTGAAACGCTCGGACCTGTCGGCATAGTAACCGTAACACTATACTTTGTTGTAGTTGACACAAAGCCCTCCAACATGCCTATAGAAGTACTATCCGCTAAACCATCGATGTCAATCGCTCCGGCATCAATTAAACCCTTAACAAAATTTCTAAATCTAGTTGTATTATTATGGGTCGTTGAATCCAATGTATCCGCCTCATATTGCGGACTTGTTACTAATGTTATTTCTGATACTGTTCCGGTAGTACCAATTCGTAGCGTACACCCATTTCCCAAATACATATCAAAACCCCCTTTTAAGTTACGTTCGTACTATCAAACACCGTTAAATCATACGTAATATTTGATCCTACGATATCATTTTGTTTAAAATCATTTTTTGAAACCAGCTGTGCTGTAATCATAGTATATGAGCTTGTTAACGCATATTTTTTTAAATTTATAACCTCGTCCATTTCTTTATAAATTACCTCCGTCGGATACCCTCCCGCCAAACCGGGCTGCGTGTATACTCCGAATGTAAACAAATGTTTCCATCCTTTACGTTGGTGCCTATTTGCCGGAATAGTTGTGCAGCTTTCAATACATGCGTACGGATAAACCAAATTATCCGGTGGCGTATCATATACCCGACTACCAACCGAAGCCATAAAAGCCGTTGAGCTTGTCAATGCGCTCATCACCGCCGCTTGCACTAAAAATTTTGCGCTGCTCATCCTTCCAACCCCTCTCTAATTGCTTGACTTAATTTTACTCTTAACTTTGGGAGAGCCCTTTTATATGCCCATATGAGATAAGAGTCAATCTTTTCTATCTTTCTAGCATACACCACATTTGTTCCAACAATGAAGGTTAAATCATTAGATATCCGGCCTCTCAATATTCGGCTTGATCCTTTATACTCAGTATGGATTGAGGCTCTAAGCCTTCCGGTATCGATGTGGCCATCCCTAGTTAATTTTAATTTTGCTTCGGTTTCAATATCTACTATAGCAATTTCTTTTATAGTATCCGATAATGATTGTCGCAAGTTATCGGGTATCTCGCCAAAGCGTCGAGCGAACCGAGCCGCGTTAGTTCTAACGCGAATCATGTGCGCTCAATATGGAATTTAAATTTGAATACTTCCCCGCTAATTGGCTGATACGCGTTATTGGCGACAATCAAAGCGTATAAGCTTGTATCTGCGGCCGCGCATTTTAGCGGTAATTTCATTGTGTGCGCTTGTCCGCGCGAATTGTTGGAGGATTTAACCCATGTTGATATCGGGATAACTCCAACAACGGTGTCATTCTCGCCGTCGGTAATCGCAAAAGCCGCATTATCAACCGGGGACGCCGGTGGGCTATTAAATAGCCATACGCTTAAACTAACCGGCGTCGCGGCCGGATTAGTACTCGAACAATACGCCCCGACAACGTTCACATTTTGCCCGGGAACCGCTCCAACATTCGCCACCTCTATAGCATAGGCCGTAGAAGTTGACGCCGCTATGGTATCATTATCGGCATATTGAATGGTATCAGCCGGACGGGTTAAAGTTAAACCCAATTCTACTTTATCATAAAATATATTTCGTTCTGGTCTTACGCTCATCGGTTTTCATACCTCCCATGGATAACTATTTGCCTTTTTCTATATGTCTTATCGTCTACGCTTTCAATATGAATTATATTGTTATTATGGACCAATCGACAGGTAGCTTTGTCCACACTTGTTGTGTATCTCGCTATTATGCTAACTTCCGACCGTTGCTGTCCTTTAACATTCTCGTAATTTTCCGATACATTACTATTATATATGTTCCCCCAAAATGTCGTTACCGTCGCCCATGATTCGGTGCTACACCCTCCGGCGAATCCTATAGGGCTATTACTTTGAAGGACTATGCGGTCCCTATATGCCAACATTACGCATAAACGGATTTAACAACCTTTTAACTCCGGCCGGTACGGAATTAAAATCATATACTACGTTAAAACTTTCTTGTATGTTTACCACAAATTCTTCCCGATTCTCATACAACCAACCAACACACCTAAGCGCTGCGGTTTTTAATGCTTCAATCCTTCTATCTGAGGCCAACCACGTGCCGACCGTATAATTTACGACATACCCGTCAACATCTCGTTGCTTCGGCCAATATCCATCAACATGTATGAGATCATTACCGGACCTTCTAAAGGTAGAAGCTGTTAATAATGTGCCCGTACTATCAAAATCGTCGTACTCCATCACCGAATTAACGCTATCAATTGGCGCCAAATCCAAAGTAAGTTTACTAACGCCCCCGGCTTCTGACTGTTCCCAAGTCTCCGGGGACGTCTTAAACCCCGTATAATTTTCAACAAATAAGATTGACGCCTCTATCAATTGGGTTATAAGTGTATCATCTTGCGTATGTTCAACTTTTAAATAATTTTTTGTTGCCGTTATCCCTAAAATAGATACTGTTGCGGCGGTTAATAATTTAAGCAATTACTTCACCTCGGTTTCTTCTTTCGCGGCTTTTTTAGATACTTCCTTCTTTGGCTCTTCCTTCTTTGGTTTTACTCCAACTAAAGTAAATACTTTAATATTTCCAAATTGACGCGTAATAATATTTGCTTCATTATCAGCCTCATATGTTGCTGGCTCAAGTTCAAAACCGATTGTTTTCGCCATATTGTAG